CGTTAATGTTGTAGCAGTTGTTGGATACGTGTAAGTGCTTGCGTTTTCCCAAATTGGAATAAACGCTGTCGTAACAGAACCTTGATAGCCAAAAAGACTGACCGTTGTGTGGCCTGCGATTTGACCGCGTGCAACCTGCAGGTCAAAGGGTTCATACTTTGACTGGCGGCTAATTGAATTGACGGCATCGTTTCTGCCGGGAATACCGTTCGGGCTTTGAACTGCCATATTGATCTCCTTAGTTACAAAGAGGGGGCCGAAGCCCCCGGATCAATTAGTCAAGGTTACCGTATGGGTATTGAGTCAACGTACCAATGTTGTTGTCGTTCTGAGCGTAACGAACAATGAAGTTCAACTTACCGCCAGTAGGAGCAGCCACGTTAGCAGAGCCAGTGATGCTCAAGGTAAACACGATCTGCGACAAGAACGAGGGATTAGCGCCCAAGGTGGGGTTCTGAATGTCAGAAGTGGTAGCCAACAAGTTAGCCAAGTTAGTGCCAGTGTAAGTGATGGTTTGACGACCAGCAGTGCCAACGCCAGTGCTAGAAGAAATCACAGCAGTAGCGTAAGTAGGAGTGCCACCAGCTGCGGTCAAAGCGTTAGAAACAAACACAGAAGTGTTGCTCAAAGTAGCACCAGACTCACCAGTGATTGCGGAGATGTAGTCAACAGTGATATCAATGATTTGGCTGTTGATAGGCAAATACATCACAGCGCCACGATAGATTTGGCCAGCGCCAGAACCAGTCACGTCAGCAGTGGGGGTAACAATCGTGGGACCGTTGGGGCTGTAAGTGCTGGAAGGGGTGTAAACAGTGCCGTTCAAGTTGGGGATGTTGTTGCCCCAAACGAATTGGCCCGAACCGCCAGAGTAACCAGCAGTGCCAACAGTAGTGTTGGAAAGATCAATGTAGCAGTCTTGCTCCAAGACTGTGTAACCAACGTCGCGCAAAGCGCCAAAACGGTTGTCGCCCGAAAGGATTGGGCCTTCAAATGTACTACGTGCCATGACAATTGTCCTTATGCAAAAGTTACCTTGTTAATCGTTGCATCGTCTGCTGGGCCAGTGGCAACAAGGTCGAATTCCCAGATACCTCAATATACAGTAAAAGAAAAGGGGGCACAAGGCCCCCTTCCCAAATAATCAAAATAAATTGATTAGTACGAGCTGAACACGCCCAGTGGGTCAGACCAGCCGAACGAATAACGTTCGCGGGACTTGTAACGCACGTTCCCAGTGTCAAAGTCACCGTCCATGCTGTTTTGCAGGGGCATACGTTCGAAGTGCTTCAGGCCGTTAGGCACATCAGTGGTCAAGAACCAAGTGTTGGTCGAGGTCAAGAAGTGGTTAACGGTGTAACCTTCAGGAACAGAACCGTTGTTCTTGATGGCGTTGATGTCGTTGTTGTTAGTACCGACGCGGAGTTCAGTATCCAACAAACGAGTAGCAACGAACATCAGGCTTGGGGGAACCACCAATTTCTTGGGTTTAGCGGCGATCAACAGACCACGTTCATCCGTCCACGCAGCGATTTGAATGACGGCTGCTTCGAGGGCAGTTTCGTTCAAGTCAGAAGGAGTGGTGAAAGTGTTGCTGTTAGTGCCACCGTTAACCAAGGGGTGAGCGGTAGAGAACAAAGCTTGGCCATCGCCGCCGACATAAGCAGCGTTGTAGCCGTTGTTCAAAACTGCAGCAGCCTTGACTTGCTTGGTGTAAGCCATAGCACGAGCCAAGCCTTTGGTGTAGCGAGCAGACAAACTGTCGTACAAGTTATCTTCGATCGCTTCTTCAGTGATCGAGAAACCCAAAGCAATGGTTTCGTGGTTGTAACGGGTAGTCCAAGCTTCTTGCGCGTTGTCATAAGAAATTGCGCTGCCTTCATTCTTCACCGGAGCGGCGGAGAAGCCAGACAGTTTGGTTTCTTCTTCGAACGAACGTTCAGAAGTTTCGGTTTCATAAATTTCTTTATGTTCTTCACCGTAACGAGCGTACTCCAAACCGAACAAAGCGTTCAAGCCGGGGAGCAGTTCTTTAAGTAGTTGTGCACGTGAAATAGCCATTTTATATTACTCCTTAAGCGCCGGTAGCGTTCAAGTAGTTGTGGTAACCAAAGTTCCACTGTACTTGTACTTCTGGATAGCCGACAAATGTCAATGATGTACCAGCGGGAACTGACACGGTGGTGGACAGGGTCAAAGTCGTGCCGCTGACGTTGGTCACGGTCAACAATTGGCCTGCATACGCGCCAGAAACGCTAGGAGCGATCAATTGCATACCGGGGCTGATAGCGCTGTTAGCAGCAGTGATAGTCAAAGTAGCGCTGCTGGAAGTAGCATTGCCGCTGATAGCGGTAACGGTAACAGCAGTATCAGGAACCACAGCCACGACACGGAAAGGAGCGCTCGAAGTAACACGGGTGTTACCTTGAGTACCAGAGGTGATAACACCGCCGGTCAAGCCCATAGCCGAGTCACCAGTGTTGGTGTTACCGGAAGCAGAGCCGCCGTTAGAACCATTGGTAACCAGATACATATTGGAGCCGATGAACGAGGGGTTCACGTAGCCAATAGTAGAGCCGGGGGTGTTGGACACAGAAGAAGTGCCTTGGGTCAAAACAGCTGATTGGAACACTGCGAACGGATCGTCCACAACGTAACCTTGTTGGCTGTTAGGGCCATAAGCGCCGCCGTTAGTAGCAGTGTTAGCTGCATAGAATTGTGCACGAACGGTTTGGCTCATGCTGTTGACGTATTGAGCGCCAACAAACACGCCGATAGCACCAGCGCCGGAAGAAACCGACGAAGCTGCACCGAGTGCGGTAACGGCCAAGTTACCACCGCTAATAGCGACAACGTCGCCATTAAACAAGTTGTAGCCGTAGTTATAGGAGATAGGGATCAGACGGGTAGAACCCGCAAATACCCGACCCCCAGACAGGCTTACAGGCTTCAAGCCGTAAGCTGCGGGAATAATAGGATAAGCCATTTGTAAACTCCAATTTATTTAGGACCAGAACCAAACTGGACAGATGACTGACGCTCAGAGAATTTCCTCATACGCGGGTCATTGTCTCGCATGAAGTTGTTGTCCACTGATTCCATCTGAGAGCGGTTCTGATTACCGTAGTATTCATCACGTTGCTTTTTAAACTCAGCGGGTTCGCGGCACAACAACAAACCACCTACCTCAATGTTGCCTTTAAAGCGACCTTCGGAGACGGCGTGGAACGCTACCTCGGGATAATCTTCCGCTCGCACGGGTTCATATCCTTCGCGGAATTTAGAAGAAATGTTACTAGGGTCTGCCGCACCAAGCATACTCACGCGAATCCAACGATGTTCCCAACCGGGGCGGGGATCAATGTGGGGCATAACTTCTGGGCGCTGCCAAGAAGTTGGGCGTGTGTAAGATTGACGTGTATCAAGTTCTCGATCTAACCGTTTTTGTGCTTCAGCCATTTTTAACCTCTTCTAAGTAATGCAACCTGTTTCGCGTATTCTTCCAAAGGGACCCCAAGACGACGTGCAGTGTTCGCTTCGGATGCCTTCAACTTAATACGGTTAGGCGGGGTACTGCGTGAGGCCGGAGCCACCACGCTAACATTTTTTGCACGGCGCGGAGCTTCATACTCTTCAGCCGGTTCTGATACTGTTTTCGAAGTCGTATCCCCTTCATCGCTCCCGAAATACTCGGGGAATCTACGGCGCATGGTGTTATCCACACGCTTGTAATACTCTTCAGTCCCGATGAATTTTTCACCAAATTCAGCTGTCAGCTTTTTATGCAACCCGAGGGCGGAAGCTGTCATCTCCATATCAGGACCGAACCAAGTGTTCTCTTGCATCCAACGACGATCTCGTTCGGTGACCGGAGGAGCACTTGGTTGTGCTTGTGGTTGCGGTTGTACTACATTCTGAGGTACTTGTAAAGGCCTCATGCTATGAGCTTTATCAAGTTTCATCGTTGCCCATGAAACTTGGGTCTGCGCTTCGGTCAGCGCTTCGGAATCTCCAGCTTCATAGGCTTCTTTG